GTAACTTGGATTATGAATACATAGCGATAAGGAAAAATTCTCTCACACCAAAGGAAGTGGAGAAAGTCCGCATTGGGACACTTGCAAAAGTGATTAACGGTGTAAGAAAATGATCTGGTCGCTTTTCTGGTTGCTTGTGATCCCAATCAAGGTTTGGATAGCGTTCCAAATCTTGATCTGGGTGTACACAACATGGTTGGGAATGTAATGGACCCATTCAACATTTTTCTGTACGCAGTGATCATATCAGTGGGACTAATTATAATGTTCTGGACCATGAGAAAATGAGCACGTACAACAAGTTACTGAAATTAAAGGATGAATTGAAGGACAAACCCGAGGAGCGTCCCAGGCTTAGACGCGTCATGTCAATTCTCATGCGCCGCTACGGCTACGGAGTTGATGACATGGAGGAATACAGGTGGGGTGATTTCAGGGACGAAATTGCGTCGGTCAAAAGATTTTGAGGATGAATGAACAAAAAGAAAAACACATACAGGAGCAGCGAAACAAGATTCGTGCGAAACGAGCTGAACAAGCGATCAAGGACTCAAGGAAATACAAGCAGCCCAAGGTCGCCTTCGAGCGTCCGCAGGAAGGCAAGATTGAAAAACGCATTGGCGGGATGGATACGTTCCATGTTGAAAAGGGCGAGGAAAAGAACACTTACCGCATTGTTACGAAAAGGGAATATACATTCGCTTATACGATACGCGCTAAGAATGAAGAGGATGCGATGATAAGGACACTAAAGTTTGTTGGCAGTGACGGAAGCGGACAATATCTGCAAGGGCCACTGCAACTGGGAAAGCCACTCATTAGGGAGTGGGTTGACAAGATTGAAAAGCTATAGGAGGTAATTATGGCAAAGAAAACAAAGAAAAAAGCAAGAAAGAAACTAACACCTCTGCAAAAAATCAAGAAAGAGCTTGGTAAACTAGAGGCGCTTCACGCAAAAGAAGAAGCGATCGTTGAGAGGATCGACGAGATAATTGACGACGAGGAATTTGAAGACGCAGGATATGACTTCGACAAATGGGAGGGAACAGACCCTGGCTGAGAAAGAGATACAGTACGACATCTACCAGCCGTTTGGGCCGAGCATCCTGAAGGTCAACATGCCGCAGGGCTATGTCAACCTTCTCAACGTGCAGGCGGACGAAATCCTGCATGACGAGAAGCTGAGCAAGGAAAGGGACTGGTCCCATAACCTCGCCGGCAACGTCAAGAAGGAGGTTGCGATCAACCACAACGAGATCAAGGGTTTTCCCGAGTTTCTCATCACGATGGCGCATGAGTACATCAAGCGCGTTCTCCCGGAAGGATTGAGTGACAAGGCGAAGGTATCCTTCAGCGTGTGGGTGGTATCACAGTATGCTGGTGACTTCAATCCCATACACATACATGACGCTAACCTCTCCGGGGTGGCGTTTCTTAAGATCCCACCAGGATTTAAGGAAGAGTATGAGAAGGAGGACCACCATCCAACGGCGGGATGTTTGGAATTCCTGGGATCAATTCCAAACCATTTTGCGCGACACAGCTATGTGGTGAAGCCCGTGGTTGGGGACTTTTATTTGTTTCCGTCATGGCTGGCACACCAGGTCTACCCGTTTAGGTCTGAGGGTGAAAGAAGATCAATGTCATTCAACGTGCACTTCAAGCTGGACGGACCGGTGAAGGGGATCAATGCATAAAAAAATTACATTAAAGAGTTTCCTCGCGCGCGTTAGTGTGCGTGTGGATAAATGCGGAAGGAAGATTCTTTTCGTGGAAGAAATGAAAGTGAGAGAAATAAATTATGGACAATAAAATCCACAAAACAACAGACTATGGTCAATTTAAGTTTATAGAGGGAAATCGCCCAATTGACCCGAAACACGTGAAGAAGCTGGTTAAGTCCATGCGAAAAGGACATGTTCCTATGCCCATAGTGGTATCGGAAAAAAACATTATTTTTCCATGCCTAGTGGTCAATGACGGACAGCACCGTCTCAAGGCGGCCGAGATATGCGGCTATCCTGTGTACTACATGATTGTGCCTGCCATGTCGCTGGAACAAATCAGGGACATCAACCAGGTTGACAAGAAATGGACAAATGATGACTATCTGCATTCCAACGTGGTGGCGGAGAAGGATGCAACTGGCCCTTACCATACGTTTGACTGGTTCAAGAGAAAATACGGTTTTACGTTTCAGGCGAACATTGACTTGCTATGCAACATTCCGTTGGGAAGAACTTCGCAGGGAATATTCAGGGATGGTAATATAACCATCGATAACCTGCATGATGCCATTGAAAAGGCCGATTTTCTTACATCCCTGAAAGAATACACACCACTCTACAAGCATGAAAGATTCGTGATGGGGATGGTGATGGTGATGCGCCAGCCAATTTGGGATGCCAAACGGTTCATGAGGCAAGTGGACAAATACGCCGGCGAACTGCAGCAGACAAAGCGCACGGCGGCGTTGTACGTGGAGGTATTTAATTTTATCTTCAACCGCGGCGTAAGCAGTCATGAGAAAGCCTACTTCAATGTGGCGCAACAAGGCAATGGGGCCTACATTAAACCAACATACCCACGCGCAGTGAATGGTTGACACCACGAAATACAAGAGTGTGGCGATAAAGATACCGTACTACGATGCATTGGTCCGTATGGGGAGGACGAAGCATCGTGGACCGGGACAGGAAATGATGCACATTATCAGCAAGGAAGCATTAGTGAAAGGAGTAAGGATACGTGATAAAGGAATTATTAAAAGCAAACGCAGAGATAAGTAAGATTCTTGGGAAGGCCGAGAAGGCCGACATAGAGTTTCCCGCGCTAGTGGGGAAAATCTCCGCCGTTACCGTTTATGGACAGCCGCTTGGAATCCACATTGTGCTGGGGATCATAGAGGAGTTCATCAAGCATACGGAGGAGATGAAGAAGGACGCCGCAATGGCAGGATTTGACGAGACTGTCGTGCGGGACAATTACGACCGGGTGAATATGAATTGGAACAACAGGAATAAGGTGAACTAATGACGAAAACAATCGTTACAATAGCCCAAATGTCCGACGGCAAGGTCAATCCCAAGACGGAGTTGATGGAAAAGCCGGCGTGGCAGCTGGGGTTTGAGGATCATACCGCCGATATTCTTTTCAGATCCAAGATGCTGGAATTGCTGTCTAGAGGATACCACAAGACTGTGGAAAACTTCAGGCGTGGCGATGTGACCACCAACACTGGTGGACAGGCATCATTTTGGATTGTTGTGTTCCAGGACTACGAGGTAAGGCTTCAGACAAACGTGGAAATAATGAAGATTATCACGGACGGACACAGGAACATAGAGAGGGAATCAACGGATGAAAGCACTGCAAAAGAAGAAGTCGAAGAAGCCGGTTTTTACGCCGAGTAAGGCACGTCTGGCTGTAATACACTGGCTTGACGCGCAGGACGGTGAAGGTGGCTGGACGCCGATTGCCCAGGTACTTAAACACGGGTTGGCACAGGTTTATGATGTCGGATGGATTGTCCATGAGGACAAGGAAAAGATTGTCATCATGGGTAGCATCTGCTGGGAAGGTGCGGAGAAAAAAGAACTGGACGGCGGAAGGTTCTGTTCAATTCCAAGGAGTTGGATAGATAAAATTTGGTATTTGGATAAAGGAAAAGAATATGAGAATGTACGAGTTCAACTTGTGGGACAAGCAAACCCTAAAGGAAAAAATCGTAAGGGAGTTCAGTAACGATGAGGGCGCTTCCGCTTTCATCAATGAAAAGTGGAAGGACAAAAATCTCCTCTTCACATGGGCACCACTTACGGGTTATAAGTATAATGATAAGGCTCCAGTGCGGATCCCTCTCAGCGATGAGGAAGTGCAGATGAAAAAAGACTTGAGAAAATCATTTACGCCGGAATCCATTGGTGAATGGGGTAAATGGGAGATGACCACTAAGTTACGCAAGGATTATTATGGACACCCGGATACAACAGGATATGAGGACAAAAAATGATATCTAAGATAGAAGTAGTTACATTATTAGTGCTTATTATATTATTAGTGCTGATTCTTTTAAGCACATGCGGAGCGTATTAAAATGGTAAAATTAACGGAAAATGAAATAAAATACGTAAACCAGGAAGGTATTGGCAAAGGTATTGGCAAGGATCAGTTTGGATTGACCCCCAAGCAGGCCAAATTTCTCAAGTTTTTAGCCGATTTTATGGACCAAAATGGGTATTCACCCTCCTATGAGGAGATGAAACAGGTATTGAACTATAAGTCGAAAAGTCGTATACATGCCTTCGTGCATAGCTTAAAAAAGCGCGGATATGTTAGGTTAATTCCATATATGAAGAGGTCAATCATCATTACTAGTAAAGGTATTGGTATTGCGCTGTGATGCTCAAATCAATTTTTACTTTTACGAAAAGTAGTTTTCAGCCAATACCGCAATACCTTTTGCGATTCTCGTTATGGGATAAGGGATACCGGGTATTGGCAAGGTATTGGCAAGGATGAAAAAAGTGGAGAAAAACAGTGAAAATAAGGTCAAAATGGTTAAAAAAACCAGTATAAACAAAGAGTTAAGCAAGATTCAAAAAAAGCTTCCAGCCAATACCTCAGCCAATACCATTGTGAAGAGGGATATGTCCCTTAAATACCCTAAAGGGAACGATGGATTGACTGATAAACAAAGGGTTTTTGTTGAAATATATACGGATAATGAGGGTAGAATGACTCCAACAGCATGTGCCAGGCAAGCTGGATATAATGTTGACCGTGCACATGTTACAGCTTCCGAGCTGTTAAACATAAAGAAATTTCCCCGTGTTGTTGCTGCAGTGTTGAAAAGAAGGGAAGAAATTACGGATACACACAGAGTACAAATGGGCAAGCATGTACAGGAATTGGCAAGACTCCGAGAGAGGGCTCTAAGAGAGAAGTCATACAGTGCAGCTGTCAATGCCGAAAGGCTGCGTGGACAGGCTGCAGGACTGTATATTGAGAGAAGAGAAATTAGGACAGGATCAATTGATGACATGTCAAGGGATGACGTTCTTAAACAGTTAAAGGAATTAGGATTAGATGGAAAATTTAGAAAAGAAGGTAATCAAACTGTCCTTTCGGTCGAAGAGAAATCCAGTGGCGAAGGAATTAAGGACATCACAGAAGTACAAACCACGAGTAGTGAGGGACAGAAAGAAGTATGACCGTAAAACCGGAAACAAACTTCTGGAAGAATTTAAAGAAATTATTGACAAGTGGTAAGGAACATTACCTAGTATCACGCATTGAGAGCTACGCTACTCCTGGATTTCCAGATTGTGTTGTGTTTCATAAAGATACAGGATTTTTTACTTTAGAATTAAAAATTGCAAGACGTAATAAAAAGGGTATTGGAAAGGTATTGATTTCACCCCTTCAATTGGCATGGAATACCATTCATGTAATATCCGGAGCACCAGTTTATACTCTCATACTCGACCAAGGCCATAGGACCGTAAAGCTTTTCTCAAGCGCAAAACTCCAAGAACTCCGGGATATGGACTATGATTCCGTGCCCGGGGCATTGTACGAAGGTCCCCTGTCAGGGATGACGCTGCACAAGCTCCTGAAACTCCCAAACTCCCGTTAATGCGCAAATTTTTTTAGATGGTGGCCTGTGGCCAGTGCCCGCACCGGGCGCGCCGGGCGTTCCTGACAGGAAAATAGTTCAAATGATGTCTTGCATTGTGGATAACTTTATGTTATAATACAAATAGAAATAGAGATGAGGCATACGAATGAACGCTTGGCTCGTAGTACTCGCAGTTTACAAGTTCAGGGCACAGCCCTCTCTGTTTCTATAAATAGAAAGAGAGCCCGGGATTTCCCCTCCTGAAAATAGTTGAAATGATGTCTTGCATTGTGGATAAGTTTATGGTATAATACTATTATGTGTAGCTGTAGCACATATAAAAAAAGACAGTAGATTGAGTCCCTTTGAAGTGATTCATAACAGACTCAGAAAGTAGAAAGGTATATATGGTAGTAGACCAATCGATTACTGAAGCATTGAATCGCATTGCTGAGAATCAAGAAGAAATGAATTCAATATTAACTAGGATTGCGAATCATTATGACGGGGTTGTTCCCGTTATGACTCGTAATGCCAAGCGTGTAGAGGAAGCACACAAAGAGGCAGAGGACAGTTTCGGTCACCAAGTGAGGAACATCTTCAAACCCCAAACGAACTAGAACTCCCAAACTCCCGCATATTACCGATTTTTATTGGTGGTTGCGGGAGGGTTAACTGGGCGCCCGGGGCGATCCCGGCAGCGTTGTCAAGGGCAGAACTCCCAAACTCCCACTATAAATGGGACTTTTCTGGGATTTCGTATTCAGGACAGTTTGCGCACCGGGGCGCCCGCGGGGTTTCTCACGGAGATGAATGGCTGATTTCCGCCATTATTTTCCTGTTGACGATCCTGATGTCACCTGGTATGATTGTAATCACCTGTAATTGCAGGTAGAAAGAGAAGGTAGTATGGATTGACTTACATTACTCATACCTATAAAATTGGCGGTTTTCTGCTTCTTTTTATGGTATGGCTTTAACTATTGGTGGGGTTAAAACTCCATCAAGCTCCCGGGATATAACTGGCTGCTTCGGCCTGAACTGATGCAGCTGGTTCCCAGGCGCAGCAGGTTGCTGGTCGCCTCAAAACTCCCAAACTCCCTTATTTTCCGCAGTTTTATTTTGGTCCAAGAATCCTGGTGATGACGCACCGGGCGCCTGGGATTTCCCTCCCAAAACAGTCCTTGCTTTCCTGAACTG